GTATTTAGCGTACTCCAGACCGAACAATGCGTTCAAACCGGGGAGCAACTCTTTCAATAGTTGTGCGCGTGAAATAGCCATTTTAAGTTACTCCTTAAACACCAGTGGTGTTGTTGTACTGCGCGGTATTGAACTTAACGAGAAACTCGTAATAAGTTGTGGCAGCCACGGAGGGGTTGCCAGTTGCGGTGTCAACCACAACATCAATAACACGAACGGGAAGTGTATTAGTGGTAGCGGCGGAAGAACCGTCAATACCATAATACGAGTCACCAGTGGTAGTAGAACCAACGTTGGCAACCAAAGCTACGTTAGAACCAACGATCGCACGGCTATAAGCTGTAGGAGCGGTAGAACCAGCAACAGTGGCGCAAACCTTGAAGGCCGCCATAGGATCATCCACAACAAAAGCAAAAGCCATTGCTGTAGAAGTTGAGACTGCCGCAGGATAATACTGCTGAAACGTAGGCTGGCTCAAAGAGTTGATGTAAGAACATCCAACCAACACACCAACAATGGCTCCTGAGTCAGTGGTATTAGCGGCAACAATGTAGCCACTAGTATTCACAGAAACGGTGTCACCGTTCAGGATTGCTGTTGCGTAAGCAGGCGCGATTGGGATTTGACGGATCGCTCCGGCGTAAGGCAAACCGTCAATGCGATTGACAGGCTTGAAACCATACGTCTTATCAATGGTAGGGTATGCCATCTATAGACTCCAAAAAAATTAAAGACCTTTACCGAAAGTGACTTCAGATCTACGTTCTTTGAACATAGGCATCCTTGGGTCATTCTCGCGCATGAAAGTGTTATCTACTGAAGCCATCTGCGCTTCCGCTTGTTTGCGGTAGTAAGCATCTCGCTGTTCTGTAAATTCCACAGGTGTTTTGCAAAGCAACAAACCGCCGACTTCAATACTGTCTGGAAACTTACCATTGGTAGTACCAAACAGACGAATCTCGGGATGGTCAGAAGCCTTAACGGGTTCCCAGCCTTCGCGTAATTTTCCAGAAATGTTAGTGGCGTCTTCTTTACCTTGTGTCGAGATCCTTATCCAGCGAAACGCATAGCCTGCCTCGGGGTTAGGGTCAGGCAGAAGTTGGGGTGGCATCCATTGTTTAGGACGCTCCACCAATTCGCGGGTTTCAAGTTCACGGGTCATACGGTTAGTTTTTTCCATTTTCATTTCCTCATTTCTTCAGCAACCTTACGGGCGTAGAGTTCCAAAGGAACCCCCAACCGCTTGGCGAGATTCACCTGTGTCTGCGTAAGTACGATTTTTTTAGGCGCTGTACTACGGGTAGCAGGTGCAACAACGTTGGATTTGGTACGTTGAGGTTTCGCATCAACGGACTCATCGGCTCCAAACTGATCCGAGAATCTTTCCCTAATGTCAGCGTTGATACGTCGATAGTATTCTTCGCTGCCACTTGGTATTCCTTCACCTACAAGATCTTCATGCAGGCCTAACGCGTAGGCCGTCATGCGCTTATTGCTTCCAAACCACTGATTTTGGTCCTGCCATGCAAGTAGTTTTTCGTCAACCGGCGCAGCTCTGGTAGGCTGTTGAATGGTTTGTACAGGAGTTTCTTGTTCCTGTAAAGGGGTAGGTTTAAAATTATTTACCTTATCCGCACGGATTTTTGCGGTAGTTAATGCTTCTTGGGCTTCAACCAGTTTGTCAGTATCCCCAGACTCATATGCTTCTCTGTACATACGTTTGGCAGTATCCACCTCATTAGATACTACACGTTTGGCCTGCTCCAAGAGCGCGGCTTGATTCTGATTAACTGAACCTTTAAGACGTTTATTCTCCTCAAGTACTACTTGAGCAAGCCTAAAAGCCTCCTCTTTCTCACGCTCCGCGGTTTCTTTTGCGCGACGCTCTTCGTGATAGCCCTTAGTAAAATGTTTAATTCGCTTCTGTACGCTTTCGTCGTATTTAGCCAACTCTTCATCTGTCACCTCTTTAGGGGGTTCGTCCATAGGCTTGCGGCCACGGTCTTCGGGGGGCGTATCATCCACAACTTCAATTGCGGGTTCGCCTTCAATCTCAAAGTCAACTTTTTCCTCGGCTTTGGAATTTTTATCGGCCTCATCAGGGAATTTATATTCTTCGTCTTTTGCCATGGTTTACTCCTTAGTTAGGGCGTTGGATGCCGCGGGGGTCTTGCACAACAGCCTGAATAGAATCATCATTGATAAGTCGCCATTCAGTACCATGGATCTTCATACGGGTTCCAGTATTTGGACGCACCAACACAAAGTCACCAACCTTACAGCTTGGGCCAGATGGGAATCTTGAAGCATCTTTAAATGCGTCTGGGCCAATTTTTGCAACAAACAGCACGGGGGATAGAAGCTCCTCGTGGTACATCGCAGTAGCTGACTTCAAAATACCAGTCTCGCTAAACTCCTCTTCAGCCTTAGGCAACATACACAATATGTGATACGTCGCGGGGTCAGGCACTTGTTTGGCTTTTTCTTCAGCGGAGGTATTAAGCACCGCGCTGAGATCAACCGCACTAACATCAAATTCAGTCATCGTCATATTCCTTAGTTTTTCGCACGAGGTCAGCAATTTCATACTGCGCGGTTTGCAGACCTCGGATATTTCCGCACAGTTCTCGATAGTGATCGTGGGATTTAGCTCCACCATTACTAACAATTTCAACTAATTGCTTGACGTGCTCGTCAAGCTTTTTATTCAGCACATCAAGCAAATTAGCCATGATTACTCCTTATTACTTTGAGTTAATTTCTGTAAATGCATCAAGTCGGCGTGGCCTAACTTCTGCTCATGGACTTGCCCGCCGTGAGCCATTTTTTGTCCGTGAGCTTGTTGTTGCATCGCCAACTGCTGTTGTTGTTGCTGCATCGCTGCTTGTTGTTGCTGCTGCATCGCTGCCATTTCTTGTGCATGACGATCCATCTGCTGCTGCATCTGCATGCGGTGTTGTTCAGCCAGCATGACTGGGTCTGGATTTTGGCTTCCCTGAGCTTGCGCTTTGAGTTCAATCTCAGCCTGTTTGAGTCGTAAGTCACCGTCAATCTTTTTAGCTTTAGTGTCAGCCTCTTGTTTCTTGATGGCCAACTCTTGCTGCTGCATTTGAATGATCGGATCTTGTGCTTGCTGAGCAGCCTGTTGCTGAGCTTGCTTGGCTTTATCCATTTGAAGAAGCTGTGTCGCAGCTTGTGCCACAAGTTTAGAAATTTGAACTTCAGCATCTTCATCCAACTTAGCGTCCGGAGCGGGCAATGTTGCACCAAGTTGTTCCTGAAGCTTCTGACGGTACTGGAATGCAACGTGTTCAGAAACGTGAGCCATGATCGCAGCTTGAATCTGCTGAGCCATTGGGTTCTGACCAATCTGTCCCATCACAATCGGGTCTTGCATCATGCTGGTGTGAACAGCGATGTGCGCGTCGTGATCTTGGTAGATAAACGCTTTTGTGGGCTTGCCAGTCAGGAATGACATGTTCTCAGACACAGGATCGCGTGGTGTCTGGTCATCATCAACGGGAACAAGCTTGTCAGCGTTCTTAATACCTAACACCTCGATCATCTGACGGTGCAACAGCGGTAAGTCATAAATCTGTGGTGCGCCTTGTGCCAGCTGAATAACAGCTTGGTACTGCATAATGCGCTGCGCCATCGTTGCACTGTTGGGGTCACTGACCGGAATCACTGACACCATGTCGTAGTCTTCACGCTTGGCTTGACGATCACCTTCTACTGGGTCGTAACTGTAGTCATCGGGCGTATGGTCACGGATGATGTCACGCAGAAGCTGAAATTCCTGCTTCATTGAGTAGTGGATGCGAGCCTGCACAGCAGACATGGTCTTGAGCTGACGCTCCAAGAGCGCTAATGTTGTGCCCACCGGAGAGTTTGCACTCATGTCACTGACGTTCATGTCAGCAATTGACCCCAAACGGCGACCTTCTTCAGTCACTTTATCCAACAATCCCGCAAGAACTTGTGACGGTTCTTTGTACGGCAACGCCATGATGTTGTCTTTAACCGAGCCTGATGGCACGTCCACATCACGGAACTCGCCGGGGTTTATGGGGGTATCGTCATCCTTGATACGAAGCCCGCGAGTCTTCAGGCCGCCGGGTAAGTTGCTCAATGTGCCAGCATCAATCAGCTGGCGAATCAGGGATGTACCAGCACGGGCGTAGCCACCAATCAAATGGATCAAACCCAAACCATAAGCACCGAAGCCGGGTACATATGTGTACTGTACAAAATGTTGGCGTTTTAATTTTTTCTTGTCTTCTTCTTCCCAGTTACGGCGAACAGCTAACACAGTGTTTGTGCCACGCTCAATAGTAATTACATAGGGTAGCGCAATGCCATCTTCGTCTTCATAACCGGGCAAGTCGTAATCGATATGCACCTCAAGAATCTGGTAGCGATCATCATCTGTCAATGAGTAACCCTGATCATCAGCTTTCTTCTTCTCGACGTCTGTATGAATGGCGATCGGCTCGCCCAGATCTTCATCAACATAGAAACCTGCAACTTGCAGTTTCTTCATTTCATTTTTTGTCTTACGCATTACATGCGTGAGGCGCTCGGCTGTAGCCGCGCTCGACGCACCATAAGGTATGATGATGTCTTCGGCGGGGATAAACATGGCAATCTGTCTATCTAGCGACGGATCAAAATAAACTTTCTTGAACGCAGCACCGGCCAGTCCAAGGTTGTACAACATGCGCTCATGCTCAGGGCGATACTCAGTCATCACTTCCGTGAGCTGGTAGTTCATGTCATCTCTTACGCGCTCCGCAGCCTGTTCTTTAAGTTTATCAATGGCTCCAATGATTTCCGTTTTGACAGGGCCTGCAGCCGGGAACGTCTCAATAATCGTCTCACTTTGAAAC